AAGAAAAGTTTTTAGAACTTTAAAAGATAGTTGTTATTCAGATTTAAGATGGGCTATACATAGATTTAAAGTAGATGCCTACTGGGAGTTTAAAGAAAGTCCACTTGAAATAACATACAAGCCTACTGGACAAAAGATTTTGTTTAGAGGTTTTGATGATCCATTAAAAATAACATCTATTTCGGTTTCAGTCGGGAGTTTGTGCTTTTGCTGGATAGAGGAAGCATATGAGATAACAAATGAAGCAGCATTCAATATGCTAGATGAATCTATAAGAGGTATTGTAGAAGAACCATTATTCAAGCAAATTATACTTAGCTTCAATCCTTGGAATGAGAAACACTGGTTGAAAGCTAGGTTCTTTGATAGGAAAGCTGATAATATTTTAGCTATTACAACAAATTATCTATGTAATGAATGGCTAGATGAAGCAGATAAAAAAATGTTTGAGGATATGAGAATAAATAATCCTCGCAGATATCAAGTTGCAGGAAAAGGTGAATGGGGTATAGTGGATGGACTTGTCTATGAAAATTGGCAAGAAATGGAATTTGATTGGAGAGAAATTTTAAATAAAAGACAAAAAGCAAAAGCAGTATTTGGGTTAGATTTTGGATATACCAATGACCCTGCTGCTTTTTTTTGTGGGATATTGGACCAGGAACAAAAAGAGATTTATGTTTTTGATGAATTTTATAGTACTAGAATGCACAATACCGATATTTTTATGGAGATTGAAAGAATGGGTTTTAAAAAAGAGATTATAGTTGCAGATTGTCAAGAAGCTAAGAGTATAGACCATTTGAAAGGTTTAGGACTTTATAGAATAAAAGGCTCTAAAAAAGGGAAAGATAGTATTAATGCTGGAATACAGTTTATCCAAGATTTCAAAATTTTTATTCATCCTAGGTGTGTAAATTTCATAACAGAGATTTCTAACTATGCTTGGGATAAAGATAAGTTTGGAAAAGCAGTAAATAAACCCATTGATGACTTCAATCACTTGATGGATGCTATGAGATATGCACTTGAGGATTATATGCTTGGTGATGGATACAATTGGAACTTGTAAAGGGAGTAAATATGTTTGAGTTTATAAAGAACTTGTTTAGGAGAAAAAAAGATATGAATGAAATACCTATAAAAGAATTAGAGCTAATAATAAGAAACTTCTTGGCTAGTGAAAGTTTAAGGTGTATGCAACTAGGAGACAACTACTATAAAGGTAAACATGATATTTTGAATAGAGTTAGAAAAGTGATAGGACAAGATGGGAATTTAGTTGCAGCAGCTAATTTAACTAATAATAAAATTGTAGATAATAAATTTGCTGGTGCTGTGGATCAAAAAACAGATTACTTATTATCAAAAACCCCTAGCCTTTCATCAAAAAATGAAAATGATATAGATAACTTAAATAAAATATTTAATAGTAAATTTTTCAAGCTATTACACTCAATAGGTAAAGGAACCTATTTGAATGGAATAGCTTTTTTATATATCTATTATAATGAAAAAAGTGAATTTTCATTTAAGAGGTTTAAAGGAAGTGAAGTTATTCCTATATGGAAAGATAATGATCATACTGAACTTGACTATGTTATAAGAATATATAAAACTAAAAAATTCACTGGATATGATTATAAGGAAGTTACTAATGTTGAAGTTTATACATTAGATGGAATAGACTATTATACTTGGGATAATGGATTAAGTTCTTTAATTAAACATGAAAATTATATGAAATTAGAAGATAAAGAATTCAATTGGGAGTATTTGCCTGTTATTCCATTCAAAGTAGATGAAACAGAATTACCTCTAATTATGAAAGTAAAAAGTATTCAAGATGCAATAAATGAAGTGATAAGTGATTTCAAAAATGACATGGAAGATAATTCTAGAACTACTGTACTTGTAGTTAAAAACTATAATGGGCAAGGTGGTACATTAAGACATAATATGAACCTTTATGGTTATATCCCTGTTGGCTCTGATGGAGGAGTGGACCAATTAACAATTGAAGTTAATGCTGTAAACTATGAAACTATTTTGAAAATACTGAATAAATCTTTCATAGAAAATGCAAAAGCTTTTGATGCAAAGAGTGATAAACTTCAAGGAAATGTAAATCAAATGAATATTCAATCTATGTACAGTGATATAGATTTGGATGCAGCAGCACTTGAAAGAGAATTCAAAGCTTCTTTAAAAATAGTGTTATGGTTTGTAAAGCAACACTTAAAAGCTAGTTTTAATGAAGATGAGATAGATATTATCTTTAATAAAGATATTTTAATTAATGAAAGTCAAGCTATTGAAGATTGTCAAAAATCTGTTGGAATATTAAGTACAGAAACAATAGTTGCTCAACATCCTTGGGTAAATGATTCTAAAGCTGAATTAGAAAAAATAAAAAAAGAAAAAGATAGCTCTATTGAAGAGATAGATGAAACTTATGAAGGACATAATCATGAGTAACTATTGGGCAGATAGATTTACAGCTGAAGAAAATAGAATCAATGAATTATCTAAGGAACAAGTTAAAGAAGCTAAAAGGCAATATGATATAGCTTTAAAGAATACAAATCAAAAAATCTATGAGTTTTATGCTAAGTATGCAAAAGATAATAATATCTCTATGTATGAAGCAAAAAAAAGATTTAACAAAAAAGAATTGAAAGAATTTAAAATGTCTTTGAGTGAATATGTTAGAAAAGGTCAATCTCTCAATATAGATCCAGATGATGCTATTATAAAAGAATTAAAAAATGTTAGCTCAAGAGTTCACATTGAGAGATTAGAAGCTTTAAAAATGGAAATAAAAGCAGAAATAGATTTACTATCTAAGACTATGGAAAATAATTTAGATAAGCATTTAAGAGAAGTTTATAGGGATACTTACTATAGAAGTGCTTACAATATTCAAAAAGGTTTAGATAAGTTTTCTAATATAGAGAAACTAAATCCTGAACTAATTGAAAGTTTAGTTTACAAGCCTTGGACAAAAGATAATACTAATTGGAGTAAAAGAATTTGGGGTAATGATGGTAAGTTAGTGAATACTTTACATACTAATTTAACTCAAAATATAATAACAGGAAAACCTTTAAAAGATATTATAGATACTATTGAAGAAAGATTTAATGTTGAGAGAAATATAGCTACAAGATTGATAATGACGGAGAGTGCAGCATATCATTCAAGAGCGAAAGAAAGATGTATGAAAGATTTAGGCTGCGAAAAATATGAAGTTATAGCAACTCTTGATGATAGGACATCACCTATTTGTAGAAGTATGGATAGTAAAGTATTTGATATGAAAGATTATCAAGTAGGAGTCACAGCTCCTCCTTTTCATTCTCATTGTAGGTCAGTTACAGCTCCTTACTATGATAAAATAGAAGGAGATACTAACCTAAGAGCTTCAAGAACAGAAGATGATGATTATGAGTTAGTAGATGTCAAAGATTATCAAGATTGGTATGATAATTATATTGAGAAAAATAATAAAAGTAGTATAATAAAAGAAAATATTCCTTTGACTTTAGAAAAATTTAATGAACATTCTAAAAAATGGAAGAGTGAAGTAATTGATAAAATGTTAACAGAAGATGAACAAAACTTAATAAGAAAAAAAATAAAAAATGTTGAAGAAAATAGTGCTTTTTTGATGAGAATTCCAAGTACTAGTATAGATAATTTAGTTCAAAAAAATAAATTTATGAATCTTTTTGAAAGTGGAAATAGTGGCGGAGTTCCAAATATAGAAGCTCGTATGAAAGTAAGTAAAAATTTATTTGGGCATAATTTAGATAAAGAATCTTTTGTTTCTTCTGAAAAATATGGTTATTTATCAAGTAAAGATTTTCTTAAAGATATAGAATTTTTCTCAAAAAGACATGGGACATCACAATATGGAGATATAATAATAAATTTTAATAAAGATAAAATAAAAGGAAGAACAACTTATACTTTAGATGACAGCCTTTTAGCTGGAGCAACTAAAGCAGTTGTATCTGGAGATTTTAAAGATAATTTATCATTGGGAATTGATAAATATAATTTAAAGAAATATTATGGAGTTTTAAAAAATTTATCGGAAAGTGATGATGCTATCTCCTTAACTAAAGAAATAAAAAAAGAAAACGGATTCTTCAGATATGTAGAATTACAATATCATGGTGACATTACTTTAGATGATGTTAATGAGATTTGTTTTACTAAGGATTTACCAAAAGAAGATATAATAAAAATATTAAAAAATAAAAATATAAAGCTATTTAGATTGGAGGGTGGAAAAATTGTTAAAGTATTCTAAATTTAAAAAAGCTCTTTTTGGAGTATCTGGTTTTGTTTTTTTGGAACTAGAGGATGGTATGGGTGCTGATGTAGATATTGAAAATAAAGCTATTGAATTAAGACCACTTGCAGATCTTAGAGTCTATAAGAATGTATATACTGGTGAGATTACAAAACCTACAAAAGAAGAAATAGAAAAAGCAAGAGAAGTTTTAGAAAATCCAGATTTTGTAATGAAAGGACCTTTTTATGATGATTTTTATGATAAGGATTCTGATATATATAAATCTGTTCAAAGAGGAGAAAGACTTATTTAAGAGAGTTAAAAACTCTCTTTTTCTTTTAATTGGAGGTAAAATATGGAATTAAAGGAAATACCAACTTATGAATTGGTTGAGGAAATATCTAAAAGAGAGGGAGTAGAAAAAATTGAAATTGAACCATATAAGGTAAAAATAACTAAATTAGAAGGTCCTATGATTGTATTAAAAATTATTGATTGATATCTTTAATTTTGTTTTATCCCTTGACAAACTCTAACATATATAGTACAAATAGTATTATATCATTTTAGGAGGGGGAAAAAAATGAAAAAGATATTAGTTATTTTATTGTCTACATTTTTATTATTTGCTTGTGAGAGTAAAGAGGAGAGAGAATTAAGAAAAGAAAGTGGAAGAAAGTTTAATGTAATCGTAGAAAAATTTGAAGAGCAAAAATATCAAAAAGTTCTTGATGAAATAAAAGAATTTGAAGAAAAATACCCTAATTTTATAAAAAAAGATGAGTTACAAAAAATAAAAGAGCAATCAACAATTAAAATTCAAGAAGAAAATGAGAAATTAGAAAAATTAAAAAAAGAAGAAGCTAAAAGACTAGAAAAAGAAAAAATAAAAGAAGAAAAAAAGATGGAAGTAAAAAAAGAAATCTTTAGTATTCTAAATAATCTTTCTCAAAAATATGATGAATTTCAAAATATTACTTGGGTAACTAATAAAAGAGTAGAGAATAATATTTCTGTTTATGGTGGCTTTGATGGAAAAACTTATATAAAACCAATGTTTTATAGATTGGTTGTTAGTTATTCAGGTAAAGATTGGATATTTTTTGAAAAGATGATTGTTATAACAGATTCAGGAAGATATGTTATAGATTTTCCAAAGTTAGAACAAAAAACAGATGTAGGATATGGATATGTTTATGAAACTTATGATGTTTTCTTAGATAATGTAAATAGAGGAATTGTTAGAGCAATGGTAAATTCAGATAATGTTAAAATAAGATTAGAGGGTAAAGAAAATGTTTATGATTTTACTTTGACGAAAGCTGACAAAGCTGGATTAAAGACAATGATTGACTTAATGGATAAAGAACAAGAATTATCAGAAATAAAATAGGGGGATATATGAAAAAGAAACTAGGGATTTTAATATTTTTATTATTAATATTTTTAGGGGTTGGAGGATATTATTACTATAATAAGGTTTATGTTTATAACTTTATTGATAAAGAAAGAATATTAAATAACAACTTTGAAATAGATAAAGCTACAAGTGATTCTGTTAGATTTACTGAAAAGGGATTAGGATATAACTATATTTTAAAAACTTTTACTTTGCAAAAAATTAAAAAAGAAACAACAATTAAAGCTAATTTTTTAACTTCTGAGAGTATATATCCAGAAACTGGTTATAAAAGAATTTATAAAGATGAGGATGTAGCTATTTATTTAAAAAAAGAAAATAGTGGATATTATAACTATCATATAGATAAGTATGACAAAGAGAAAGAAACATTTATTCAGGTTACTTTTGTTTCAGAAGAAGAAATATCAGATTATAAAATTGATGATTTAATTTTTGAAGCAGAAAGTTATTTAAAATATTGATAATTTGAGAGAGGTTTTATCCTCTCTTTTATTTTATAAAAATTTCTCTTGACTTTATTCGTACGAATATGATATTATAAAAATATCCGTACGTAAGAGGTGAGGAGATGAAAGAAAAAATAATAAAAAAAGTAAATTTTAATAAAGGAGGTACTGGGGGTTATGCTGCTAGAATAATTTTAAACAATGAGTGGATTAATGATATGGGTATAACCAAAGAAGATAATGAAATAGAACTAATATATAAACAAGAAACAAAAGAAATAGTAATAAAGAAAAAATAAAAGTCCCCACTCTTATTGTATAGACAAAATATGGGGACAATAGTACAAAGTACCTCGCAAATACATTGTACTATAATTCCCCTTAAATTTCAAGGAGGAATAAAAATGAATTATGAAGTTAAAATTGAAAGTAAAAATGGAATTAATGTTGTCAGCAGCAGAGTTGTAGCAAAACAATTAGGTAAAAAACATTCTGATGTTTTAGATAGTTTGAATAGAATTTTAGAAAGCGGAAATTTCCGTTCTCTAATAATAGCAAGTAATTATCAAGTAAAAGGTCAAAAAAGAAGTTATAAGGAATACCTTTTAACAAAAGATGGCTTTACATTGTATATGTTTAACATTCAAGGATACAATGACTATAAGATGGCTTATATAAATGAGTTCAACAGAATGGAACAAGCTTTAAAGAAGAATATAACACAAGAAAAATTACCATTTTCAAGTACAGTGATGATACCAATAGATAAGATAGAATATTGGAATAAGATTAAAGAACTATCAAATGAAGCAGATGATGTAAGAAGTGAGATATATCACAAGTTAAATCTGTTATCAAATATGGTAGTATCAATTACAAGAGAAGTAGATAAATTAGCAAATATAGTATTTGAAACAGAAAACAATATAAATAAGATTGAGGGTAGAGATATGAACTTAAACTCAATGTTAGCATTAAATAAATAATAATGATAAAGCACTTAGGTTAAACTAGGTGCTTTTTTATTGCAAAGGAGAGTGATTATCTTCAAATAATTTTATGATTATAAAAGATAATTCGTGTTTTTGGTATTGTACACGTAAAAGAATAAGAGCTAAATTGTTGACATACAACGTTAAAAATGAAAGGAGCAAATAAATGAATAAGGATGAATTAATTAAGTTAGGACTAACAGAAGAGCAAGCAACAAAGTTAATGGAAAAATATGGGAATATGATTCCACAAAGTAGATTTAATGAAGTTGTAGAAGAAAAGAATAAGTTAAAAGTAGATTTAACTGAAAGAGATAAACAATTATCAGAGTTACAAAAAAACAATTCAAGTAATGAAGAACTTAAGAAACAAATTACAGAATTACAAGAAAAAAATAAAGCTAGTGAGAAAGAATATCAAGAAACATTAGCTAAAATTAAACTTGATAATGCTTTAGAACTTGCTTTAACAACTGCAGGAGCTAAAAATAATATAGCTGTAAAAGCTTTATTAAAAATGGAAAATATAAAAATGGATAATGACAAAGTTATAGGTTTAACTGAGCAAATAGAAGAACTTAAAAAGACAAGTGATTATCTATTTAAAGCTGAAGAAAAAACACCACCAGCACCAGCAGGAACAACCCCAGCTAATCCAAATGGCAATGGGAATCCTGTTGAATCTAAAATAACATTAGGTAGTGCTTTGGGTGCAATATACAATAATAAATAAAATTTTTAGGAGGTAAAATATGCCAGCAATAACATTAGCAGAAGTAAGACAAGGACAATTAACAGATTTAGAAAAAGGAGTAATTGATGAATTTACAAGAGGAGATTATTTATTTCAAGCAATACCATTTGACCCAATAGCTAACCCAATAAAAGGTGGGGCAGGTTGGTCAGCGTCTTATGTACATTTAAGTGAAGAATCTCAAACAGGTTTCAGAGGTATTAATGGAAAGTATGATGATACATTTGCAAAAAAGAAAATGAAAACAGCAGAAGTAAAAGTTTATGGAGGTTCATTCTCTATTGATAGAGCATTAAGAGACCAAGGTGGAGTAGAAAATGAAGTTGCTTTTCAAATGGGACAATTAATTAAATCAGCAAGAAAAGGTTTCTCATATTATTTAATAAATGGATCAGTTGCAGCATCAGCTGAACAATTTGATGGACTTGATACTTTATTAAAGGGAACAGCTACTGATATGTTAGCTCATGCAACAGGATTTGATTTTTCAACATTTGATAAGGTTAAAGCAAATGCACTTGAATTTACAACAAAATTAGATGAGTGGTTATCATTATTAAGTGAAAAACCACATGCTTTAATAGGTAACTCTAAAATGATTACAAAGATAAAAGCTGCAGCAAAAGTAGCTGGGTTATATACTCTAACTCCAACAACTTATGGTGAACAAATAGATTCTTATGATGGAATTCCTCTAATAAAAGTTGAAAAATATACTCCTAAGGGAGAAACAGTTGCAAAAGAAACAATAGCTATTGATACTGCTACTGGAAACACTTCATTATATGCAGTAAGATTTGGAGAAGATGCTTTATCTGTTGCTTCACCATCTTCTGGAAAAATAATAGATGTAATTGCTCCCGATTTTAATGTAGCTTCTGAACAAGCAAGAGGACTTGTAGAATTAAGAGGAGTACCTATATTAAAAACTTCTAAATCATGTGGAGTATTAAGAAATATAAAAGTACAATAGGAGGTAAAATATGTTTATAATAAAAACTAAAAATGAAGGGTATACTGGTGAAATATCTGGTATACCTTTTTTAAATGGGGTAGCAAAAGTTGAGAAGTTATCAGCAACTGATGTAGAATGGTTTAAATCTTATGGCCATATAGTAGAAGAAGAAACAGAAAAAGTAGAAGAAAATACTGTTGAAGAAACAAATGATGGAGAAGTAAAAGCAGAAGAAGTAGGCAAAAATAAAAAAGGAAGATAATTATGATAGATATTGTTGTAGATAAGGTTAAAATTATAGAGGACTTAAAAAATATGTTACTTGGATATAATTACACTTTACAAGATGATGATAAGCTATTTGATATTATTTTACCTAAGAATTTACAAAATCTTAAAAATATTTTAAATAGAAAAGAAGTGCCAGATGAGTTATATTATGTGTTTCTATGCAGATGTGTAGGAGAATATCTTAACACAAAATATTCCACAAACACTTTAAATATAGATACTCTTAACTTTGAGCCAATGTTAGCCTCACTTACAGAAGGTGGAGTTTCTATGAGTTTTAAGGGGAATACCAATCAAGAAACTTTTTCTAATGTAGTCCAAAGATTAATGGATTATGGAGATCAAGAAATATATAGATATAGATTTGTGGGGTGGTAAATATGTTTGATTATGCTAGGAGAATACTAGAAAAAACATACACTGGAAAATGTAATGTCTATGGTACTGAAGTATTTACAGATGAAAATGGAATAACAGATGAAAGAGAAGGGGTATTAGTTAAATCTGATATCCCTTGTTTCTTATCATATGAAAGTAATCCTGTAGCTATTCAAGGTAATTATGGAATAGCAACATCTGTAGTAAAATTATTTTTAAGTCCAGATATAGAAATTCCTTTAAATTCTGAAATTGAAGTAACTCAAAATGGAATTACAAAGAAATATAAACATAGTGGAGAAATAGCAATGTATAGAACACATCAAGAAATAACTTTAGATAGTGAAAGGAAAGCCTAATGAAGTTAAATATTAATATTTCTGAATTTAAAAGGTTTTCTGAAAAGAATGTAAAAAAATTAAAAGAAAACTATGATAAAGCTATTGATGATTCTTTGAATGAGTTAGGTGGAAGATTACTGAATAAAGTTATAAGAAAAACTCCTGTTGGAAAAAGTATAAAAGGGATTAAATACTTTGGAGATAAAACAGGAGAGCTTGTAAGGTACACAAAAGGTAAAAATAAAGGCAAGTATAAAACTAAAACTATTACTACTCATACTGGTGGAAATTTAAGAAGAAGTTGGTATTTATCTAAACTTATAAAAACTGATGATAAAAGGTTTATCACTCTTTATAATGTTGCAAGATATGCTATTTATGTTGAGTATGGGCATAGACAAACACCAGGTAGATTTGTACCAACAATTGGTAAAAAATTAAAAGCTAGTTGGGTTAAGGGGAGATTTATGATGACTAATTCAGTAACAGAAATAAATAAAATTAGACAAACAGTATTTAATAGGAATTTAGCTAAATATATGGAGGATAAAGAATAATGAAGGTTTTAAATAATATAGCAAAAGCTATCACAAAAAATTATCCTGGTAAAAAAATAAATATCAATGATATAACACAAGGCTTTGAAACTCTTAGTTTCACATTACAATTAGTTAATCATAGGGATACTACAATTGCAGGAGTTAAATTTAATAAAGTTTATACTGTTGATGTTATCTATCATGGAGAAAAAGACAAAGATATATTCCAAGTAGCAGATGAATTAATAGATAAAATTACTCTTGATATTCAAGATTTTAAAGTTTTAAATTATGAAATTGAAATAATTGATAAAGAAGCTCATACAATTATTGAATTAATGGAGTGTAATATTAAAAAAGTTAATTTAGAAGATGATAATTCATTCTATTCTAAATTGAAAAAGACTGTTGAAAAGATAAGTCAAAAAAAATGTGATTTTATTAATACGGACCTTACAGGAATAGATTTAAAACAAGGAATATTTATAATTCAACCTCAAGATTTAAGTACAGAAACAATAAGTATCAATCATAAAAAACAATATGATAGAACTATAAATCTAATCTATCTTGAGGACAATTATTCAAATATAATGCCATCTATTACTTGGTTTGAAAAGCAAATGAAATTACTATGTGAAGATTTAGAATTAAGAAAAAATTATATAAATATGGATTATTCAGTAAGTTTTAATTATGGCAATGAAGATGAGATATACAGCACAATAGTTAATATTAATGCTGAATTAACAGTGAAAGAGAGGTAAAAATGGATATACAATTTTTAGTTGGAAAACAAACTGCAGAAGGTACTGCAAAATTAACTGGATTAAATCAATTAGATTGTACAAATTATGGAGTAGTACCTAAGGTAAATAAGACAACAAGTAAAGCAATAGGTGCTGGAAGATGGGAAAG